GGTGTGTCGCCGACCTCGGTGTCGACGCATCAATGATTGGTGCTTGGCTTGCCAACGCCATGAAGATCACCATGCATGATTTCCCCTATGACACACCACAGTTGATTATGTGGTATTGTCCAACTGCATCGTATCAGAATTTACTCAGAGCCTTTGGCATTTTGCAGTACCCGCGTTCCACTTGGACCGTTGTACTCTTCTCTGATGATGCATGTCTGGCGTACTATGACGGAAGTACTGTGGTGTATTACGACCTTGACATTAGCTCATGTGACAAGTCACATGGGTTGGTCCTTTTTGAGCTCCTTTATTTGTGGGTGCCGCAGCATTTGCATGTCGAACTCACCTTTTTGCTGGAGCAGTTGCAAGGCAAGCTTCGTGTGCGTTCCGTAGCTAATCGTCGATCTTTCGTCGACCTCCTACCTCGCCAGCCTGTCTTGTATTCAGGGTCGGTATTGACCACTGTCGTAAATAATTTGGCAGTGATGTTGATTGGGATTGCCATTTCCCAATCCCCCGGCGCCACTGTGGCCCTTATTCAGCAAGCCGCCCAACGTGCTGGGTATCTTGTCACAGTGAAGCAGCACACAAAGTTTGAAGAATTGCAATTCCTCAAACATTCACCTGTTCGTGATGTGCACGGTAATTACCAACCCGTCCTTAATTTGGGTGTCTTTCTCCGTGCCTGTGGGCTCATCGTCGGTGATTTACCTGGCCGCGGCCCTATTGGGCCTCGGGCTGCTGCAGCAGTGCATGCCCTGTGTCTGTGCTCGTACCCCGGGACACACTTTCCGCTCATTGAGGAACTCAAGTCACGCTTCCCTCGTGACACTCTCATTGAACAGGAAGTTGTTGCCCAGTACTACCTTGACCATCCTGAGCGCAACTCCAACTGGCCTACCCTCCACTTTACTGATGCTGCTATGCGTGAGCGGTATTCTCTTCCTGGGTGGCCGTTTGTTGAGTTGTTTTTCCATAAAGCACCTCTTTTCTCTATGGTCTCAGGTCCTGACATCGACCACATTATGGCTTTCGACTATGACCTCCCTTCTGCGAGGTCACTAGTCGATGAACCCCCCACTTCCGCAGAGCTGGGGGTGCTCGGTGGTAAATACTACTGAGCTGTTTCTTTTCTCTAATCATCTTGCGGTGTAATGTAAGTAAACCGCTCGCTTTTCTTCTCTTTCCTTCATCTTTCGAAGCA